CTTAAGAGTCCGCGAATCATCGCTATGGAGCCTGCACATATGATGTATGCGCAGCAATCCATTCTTGAGATTCTCGTAAGAGATCTCGAGAACGATGACTTGGTTGGCAAGATGATCAGATTCACAGATCAAATCCCCAACCAAGAACTAGCTTCCCGTGCATCTGTGAATGGCAAATATGCCACTCTAGATCTAAAGGAAGCAAGTGATCGTGTACCCTTACGCCTAGTCACTCGACTCCTTGCGCCATATCCTATCCTCACGAGGACGGTTATGGGGTGTCGGAGCCAGAGAGCTGACGTACCTGGCCAAGGTGTAATACACTTGGCCAAGTTTGCGTCTATGGGTTCCGCTCTTTGTTTTCCTATTGAAGCGATGGTCTTTTTGACCCTCGTTTTTCTGGGAATTTCCAAAGAGCGTAGGCGACCGCTTACCCTTCCTGAGATTAAACTCCTCAGGTCGGGTGTGCGCGTGTACGGCGATGATATCATCGTTCCTACACGTTATGCACCGTCTGTTATCCGTTCCCTCGAGACTTTTGGTCTTCGAGTAAACACCACTAAATCCTTCTGGAGTGGAAACTTCAGAGAGAGCTGTGGAGGCGAGTACTTTAAAGGCGTATCAGTTAAACCTGTGCGCCTCACTGAAGTCTTGCCTGATGGCAGACAGCACGTGGAAGAGTTTATCGCTACCGTTTCCTATAGAAACCAGCTTTATGAGGCTGGTCTATGGGTAACGGCGCGATACCTTGACAACTTTCTGGAGAGATTAAGCCCCTTTCCGGTTGTCTCGAAAGACTCTTCCGCCCTTGGCCGTCATTCATTCCTCCGACGTGTGTCGGAAGAAAAATGGGACCCCCGCCTGCAACGTTGGCTTGTAAAAGCCCTCGTTCCAAACGGTAAATCTCCCGTTTCCAAACTTGATGGTCAAGGCGCGCTAATGAAATTTTTCCTTCAAAGGAGACCTTTAGAAGACCTGTTAGGTTTTCTGAAGCCTCTAATGATTGCAAAAGATCATTTAGAGCGTGCTGGACGTCCTAGGTCCGTCAACACGAGACTTAGATGGGTGCCTAGTCTGTAAAGACTAGGCACGGACCTTTATCACGGTCCGCAGTGGGGGAACTA